CATAATATCGAAGACTTTCTGTTCAATGAAAACATCGTTTATTCAAAGCTGAACAAGAAAGCTCTAGATGTTCTATGCAGATCACAGACTCTCAATTGTCTTATGGACGATAGGTTCAGCGGATTGAAACACTTCTGGTCAGCAGTCGCAGTTGATAGGGCCAAGACCAAGAAGAAGTTCCACGAGAACATCAAACTGTTTTATCCCGAGGGAGACTTTCTGGAGGAGGAAAAGATCGAATATCTCGTAGATCTCACAGGACTATTCCCCATCCAGGATGTCGTAAACAGAAAGATGATGACCGATCTAGAGAGCAAATATGTCCTCCCCATCTCAGAGTATGACGAGGAACTGCAACTTGTATGGTTCATCCCACGACAACTAATTGCAAAGAAGACTCGCAATGATAAGGACTTTTACATTATGAACGTCATTGACTCAAATAGTCAACTCACAACCATCAAGTGTTGGGGAGTGTCGCTCACAAGAGACATTGTTCACATCAACCGCCCATATATGGCGAGGGTAAAATACGATGAACAGTGGGGATTCTCCATCAACAACATCAGAAAAAATATGATTCTGTTAGGATAATGCAGATAAGTTATTGACTTATAGGGATTTTTATTTTACAATATGTCTAACATAAAGGAGGACAAGTGATTTTAGAATTTGCTAAAGTAAGAAAGAACGTCGCATTGCCAGCAAGAGCTAACCCATCCGATGCAGGACTTGATGTCTTCTTCAACCCGGAGGACGGAAAGTCGGTCTCAATCGAGCCATCAAACGGAAAGACCTTGTTGCAAACAGGCATTCGACTGGGCATTCCCCACGGCTATATGGTTCAGGTGATGAACCGCTCTTCAGTTGCTTCAAAGCAACAACTCATTGTGGGAGCCCACTGTGTTGATTCTGGATACGATGGAGAAATCTTCATCGATATTCACAATGTCGGAACCACAACCCGAACAATCGAGCCTGGAGATAAAATTGCTCAATTGGTGATGGTCCCCGTCGTTCATTTTAGATTGAGGGAGGCACCAGAACTTTACAACGAGCCAATCACGATTTCTGATCGAGGCGACGGAGCATTAGGAAGCACTGATGGCTAAGAAAGAAATGGTGGACCACCCAGACCACTACAACAAAGGCATTGAGACAATCGACTACATTGAAAGCTGGAGTATGGATTTCTCCACTGGAAATGTGGTAAAGTATGTAACACGGGCAAAACATAAGGACAAGCCCCTTGAGGATCTTAAAAAGGCAAAATGGTATCTAGAGAGACTTATCGAAAACGCGGAGAACGAAAATGGACTTTAGAGAAACATTGACTTATGATGATGTTCTGCTTGTACCGCAGTACAGCGAAATCACCACCCGAAAGGATGTTGATTTGACATCTCTTCTTGGAGATATTCCAAGACCAACTCCAATCCTGGCATCCCCAATGGATACAGTTTCAGGATGGCATATGGCTACTGCCCTCCACAGAGAAGGTGGCACCGCAATCATTCATCGCTACTGTTCAATTAGGGATCAGGTCGATATGGTGCGAGAGTCAGCAGTTGTTGTTGGTGCCGCCATCGGCGCAACAGGAGATTTTTTTAATCGTGCTAGAGACTTGGCTGACGCTGGGGCTTCCTTCTTATGTGTTGATGTTGCCCACGGACACCACATCATCGTAAAAGAGGCCCTGATGAGGCTCAAGGGATGGTTTGGTGACGATATGCACATTATGGCTGGAAACGTTGCTACCCTCGAAGGGTACAATGATCTGGCAGACTGGGGAGCAGATAGCATTCGATGCAATATCGGAGGCGGAAGCATTTGCTCGACCCGAATTCAAACCGGCCACGGCGTCCCTGGTCTCGAAACAATCTTCCAATGCGCTCGGTCTGACAAAAATGTCCCTATCATTGCTGACGGAGGCATTCGATCATCAGGAGATGCCGTCAAGGCACTCGCAGCCGGTGCAGACTTTGTGATGCTTGGCTCTATGTTCGCTGGAACGAAAGAATCTCCCGGCAGCAAGATTGAGAAGGAGGGCAGATTCTGGAAAGAGTATCGAGGAATGGCAAGCAAGGACGCTCAAATGGATTGGCGAGGCACATCCTCAACACCCGAAGGAATTGCTTCTATCGTTCCGTACAAGGGACCAGTCTCAGAGGTTATGGGCGATCTCAAGGGGGGAATTAGGTCTGGGCTTTCATATTCTGGTGCCGCAAACATTCAGGAATTGCAAGCAAAGGCAAGATTCATTCGCCAAACAGCAGCAGGCGCAGTAGAGAGCAATACTCATATTTTGTTGAGGTCCAAATGACTATAACGCAGAAAGACAAACTTAAAAAGATAGTCTTCACTGCTACTGAGAAGTCTCACGCTGACCTGAAGATCAAACTTCACTATGACGGACTAACTCAAGTAAACTTCTATCGAATGATGATGGAGGGATACATTAAAGAAGACGAAAGGATTCTAGAATACGTCCAGGATTGGAAAGATCAGAACGAGACACAGAGTAAAAGACAGAGGAATGATATTAAAAAAGAGTATAAGGACCAAAAAGAACTAAAGGAGAAGTTTGCTCTTAATGAAACAGAAGTCGAAAGTATTTTTGATATGTTGGAAATGGAGCACCCAGACTTATGAGTAATAAATTAAGAAAATGTGCATCTTTATGTCTCGACAGAGATGTATCTTGTCCGAATAAGGATTGCCGTCTATGGATCAACTTTGAAGAGGACAATAATTGCACTTTGATTACGGTTGATAAGCGCGGCGCTTTGACTTATCGAGAGATTGCCGAAAGAATTGGTCGGACACCTCCACGAGTCAAGCAAATAATTGACGAAGTTCTTTTGAAGATGAGAAAAAACATTTCAAAGAAATAATTATAGAATACTATACCTATAAATATTCACCCAGCAAAGGCAATTTGTTTATTTAAACACTATTTATATGGTAGTGAGTTAACATTTTATTTAATACAGGAGAGTTTAAAATGAGTAGCAAAAAGAATCTTTTAAATGAAGCAACTGTTCGACGCTTTATGAAATTAGCTAATATGGAAGCCCTTGGCGATAATTTCGTCTCTAGTACCGTCACCGAATCAAGTTGTGGCGAGATGCGAGAAGAAGAAGAAATGGAAGAAGGGTATGGCAAAAAAGAAGAAATGGAAGAGATGATGGATTATGCCCGAGAAGATGAAGAAGAGATGGATCTCGAAGACGTTGTAGACGTTGAAGAAATGCCAGAAGATGATATGGAAGCACCCGCTGGTGATATGGAAGGCAAAGTAGAAGAGCTTGTCTCAGCGATTGCAGATGCAATTGAAGCTACCACAGGCGTTGCTGTCGATGTCGAAGGCGATGCAGAAATGCCAGCAGAAGAGCCAGAAATGGATATGGAAATGGAAGACGAAGTAGAAGTCGAGCCAGAAATGCCAGAAATGGACGAACCAGAAATGGATCAAGAAGCCATCGTTCAGGAAGTTATGAAGCGGGTTGCTGCCCGCTTGTTGAAAAATCGAGGTAAGTAAAGGTGCTAAAGAATTATCGTGCGGGCCTGCATAATGTTGGCTCTTATCAGGTTTCTGGATTGCCTTGGGTAACAGGATCAACTATTGGTGCTGGGGGGGAGCATCAAGTTTCTTTTCCTTCTATCACATCGGCAGTCACAGTGTTTAATACTGGCGGCGATACTTTGAGAGTACACTTCGTGTCTTCATCAGAGGGTAATGTCATCGGAGGGAATCACTACATTACAATCCCCTCCACAGGCAGTGTTACCAACGTAGAGAAACATACGTTTAATGTAAAGTGTAAAGAAATTTACCTTTCAAGTGTTGGCGGAACAGATTACGAAGTCTTTGCTGAACTAACAACCATCGCCCCAGACGAGATGTATAATTTAACAGGGTCTGGGACAACTGATTAGTAAAATGATCATACTCACTAAGAAGAGACAATCGCAAGATTGTCTCTTTTTTTTGTTGAACTAGCTTTCGTTGTGTGTTATTATAGTTTAGTAAATTGAAAAAGGAGATAGAAATGACACAAGATTTGCTTATTGGATTGCTTCTCGGATATGTTCTTAGGACAGTTATTTATCATCTTATTTCCCGAGGTCGAGGACTCCTGGCTATGCAGGAGGCAGAGATGGCCTCTCTTTATATGTTGGAAGATGCAAACATAATGTTTAAACGCGCCAACAAGTGGTCTTCTATCGTGGCAGAGAGCCTTGAGGAAGTTCTAAAGGATGTTCGAGCAAGACTTCTCACACAGTTCTCGGAGGAAGAAGTCGAAGAAATCACAGAAGAATGGGATCTCTCATTCAGGGAGCATAACGCAGAAGTTTGGTCTAAGAGCCAAGAGGCTTGTAGTAAGTGGAGAGAGTTGGGTCTTGCCAATATCCGAAATCGCCTAAATGGCTCTGGGTATCGAATTGAATGGAACAACTGGGACACTGCGATGAAGTTTCTTCGTAAGGAGGAAAATAAGTGAACACAAAGGC